ATCAACTATTAGTCCTTCATCTTCCATACAAGCTAACCCATGTTTAGCCTGATGCATCATATCTCGTATTTTATCTAAACCTATGTATCTTACTACATTAGCAGGTATTACAAATTCTCCTTCGGAAATCATTGCAGGTATATCATCTGCTACTTCTGAAGGTGTTGAGCCTACTGGAGGATCGTTTTTCATGGTAATTTTCTTTCTGCTGTAGTTCTAATTTCTATTTGCATATCTCTTATCTTTCTTAGTATATGCAATTTACCCTGAGCTTTCCACATTTGCATATCTGTCTCTCCTTGCTCAAATTCTCTATATACTTCATCTATTTTACTTTGTATATAATCTTGAAATAGATCATTGAAGTCGGGTTGGTTGACCAGAGGTAGAAGGGTTTTGGCGAGGTTGGGGTGCATTAGAGGCTCCTTGTTGTGGTGCGGGTCTACGTTGTTGTTGCTGTTGTCCACCGTTAGCTCCCCCTCCAGTAGGGAAACCTTTTTCTTGCGGTCCCGGAGCAGTACCAACACCTATATTACCTCCTCCTGCACCTGTAGGATCATTAGGATTAGCTCCCGGAGGTGGTCCCTCTTGTTGTGGATCTTGTTGTTGCATCTGTTGCATTAATATTGCTTGACGCATTGCTTCTTCTGGATTATTTGTAATCTTATCTACGTCTAAATCCATAGTTCTGCCAATCTCTCTCATTATGTAAGGAAACTTAGCATATGGAGCGAGTACTGGATTACTTGCTATTTGTAAGAAGGTTATTAGACGCTGTGATCTAACTTCATTTTTCATAAAGCTCTCTGTGCCTCTAGCTCTAACCTCTAGATCACCTTTTATAGAAGGATCAAAATCAAACTGCATATTAAATGCAAATAATGCTTCACCCATAGGACGTAACATATAATCGTCAATATTCTTAATAACTGTACGAATAGAACTACTAGCTGCACCCATTAACATTGATATGCCTGAGGCAGTTCTTCCTGTGCCTTGTACTCCAGTTTGACCATACGAGTAAGAAGGTAATCCAGTAGACTCATCAGCTAGTACTCTAGCTTTATCAAATAACTGCATATTCTCGTTACTTACGTTAGGAAACTTAGTACCAAAGATAGCTTGTCCGGGCGCACCACCTTGTCTTCTAAAGATTTTTCCCGGATATACTGTTAGGTCTTGTCCCGGAACTAAGTTAGATTCATCTACTTCTATAAGTAAATTACCTGACAACACTGCGTTATCTACCGCCATTCGCATGAAACCATTCATTAAGGTCTGTGTATCATCCATGTTCTCAGCTAAACCTATACCAAAGAAACTATAAGGATTAATCTCGTAAGGTGCAGAACAGTACGGAATACGCTTAGGAGTAAAAGGATTGATTACTAATCTTAGTATCTCATTGTTACATATCCAACAGTTTATCTGTACTTCTTCTTTTTTTCGTAGTTCCTTTGGTAATTTAATACCAGCTTCTTTAGCTATATCAGTATCTACTGTACCCCAAAATTCTACTACTTCAAATCTTTCAATACCTCCATCAGAATCTCCCCCACCTGAGTCTCCTCCGTAGCTGTCTGATTCAATATCGTCTTCCCACCACTCACGAGTATAGCTCTCACCATATTCCACTGCCCGTTCTATCGCTTTAGTACGAAAGAAAGGTCGTTTCTTTAATGCTCTTACTTGTGGTCGAGTCATGCGATGCCGTTCAATAACATACATTGCATCTTCCATATTAATAGCATCAGGGTCAGGATAAAAATTCCATATAGAAGTATATTCTACTTTAGGTATAGTCTTAACTAAAGGTTCATAGTCTCCCTCGTCATTCCAATTAGGATATTCTTTATTAAGTGCAAACGGCCCTTTCATGATACCTGTACCAAATAGAACACATTCAAAAGCAGAGAATCTAAGATGTTTAGTAGCAGCAGACTCTTCTAGTTGATCTCTAATCTTTTTTTCCATTTTCTTAGCTGCAATCATAGCAGGTTCAAATGTAACAGATGATTGAGTTTGGCCTACACCTTCTTGTAAGTTATCTATACCTTTTAATTTATTCTCTAAGGGCCCTAATTTAGCTAGTAAAGAATCAGAAGTATCCCCAGCATTTAAGTTTTTACCGTCACCATTAAAACCATACACTAATGGTAAGTCAGGCATTTCAGGTTCTTCATCTATATCTTCAGGTTGTTTAGGGTCTATGTGTGCTGCATCAACAACACCTTCAGGTAGCGTAGTAGGATCTACACCAATAGGAAATCTATTCTGACTAAATAATACGTCACATAATTGACCAAATGCAGCTAATACTTTTGTTTTAGTTACTTTAATAAAGACGCGGGATTTCTCTGCATCACTAAACTTAACATCAGGACCATAGATACCTCTATAATTTCTATAAGATTGCAGCCATCTAGACTCATCTGTATACCTTGCAGACTTAGCTCCAGTATATTTCTTCTCAATATAACTTATAAGATCGTCATACTCAGTAGACTGTCCAGAGTCAGCTAGTGCAGTATTCTCATCAGTATCTAAAAAATCATCAGCCATCTAGTATCCAAACATATTATCTGAAGGCTTCCAGCGTTGTTTAGGGATATTTTCCCATGCTGTAGTCTTATTCATAGGTCTTGACATTACCATATATCGTAGCGCATCGTATAGATGATCCTCAGATCTTGTATCAACATCTTCTGGATTTCTCTTATCTAAGGGTAATGCAGGTAACTGACTTATTAAGTTTCGACAGCTATCCATTATAATCATTTTAGGTTCTTGTGTTTCATCGTCTAATTGTAATCTTTTATGTAATTCAATTTTTCCAGCTACCCTAGATCCGGGTGATCTATCTGAGGGTCTAAATCTACATCCTTCTCTATTTATAGTTTCAGCTATTGATGGGCCTATATCACCTCTTTTAGCCCAGCAAGAGCTATCTAAAACAGCGTCATAGATCTTTCCGTCTGCTTCCTCTGCTTCTATTATAGCCATACCGAGTTTATCTGCGGTTAATTTATTTACATATAGCTCCCTATAGATCCATAGAACATCGTCATAATCAATAGCTCCCCAAAGCACACCAGAATGAGAAGAATAGCCAAAATCACAGGACCGCACTTTAGTCCACCCATTAGGGACTTTAAATGACTCAACAGTATGAATATCTTTATCAAACTCAGGAAACGCACCATCCTCGACAACATCCCAATTCCCATATAAAAATTGTTGGCGTTTTGCTTCTGGTAACGACCCCAACATAGATACATAACTATGATCCTGTGTTAAATATGGATTATCCCATACAGATGCTGCTATAAATTTACGACTAATACCAGATACTATCTCTTCGCCTCTAGCTTGAAACCTAACTTCTTCTACAAATCTTTTTCCGTGTGGTGCAGGGTCTATAAACATCTTTTTAACCCAACCCGAGCCTATGTTTCCGGGATTACCCGTCGCTCTCATCTGCAAAGGTATACTAGTATCAACAGTTCTTAATGACGATCTCAAAAAATGCCATATATCCGAGTTAGCAAATTGCGGAAGCTCGTCCACACCGATCCACGTGTAGGATTGACCTTGATATCGTAAAGCATCTTGTAAGTTTTCACAGTATCCAAACTCTATTCTAGCTCCACTTGGAAAGTGCCAAGTGTTTTCTTGGGCTTTAAACCTAGCACCTTTAAATGCTTTAGGATATAATTGTTGTGTCTGAAATATTATATCTCGTAACTCTGGCATAGACCTTCTTAGTAATAATGCCCTATGTGCAGATTTATGTGCAAATCTTAGAGGTGCTATTAGTAGACTATAGGTTTTACCACCACCTCTAGCACCTCCATAAAATACTTCTCGTTCTCCTGCTGCTAAAAATTCCGTCTGTGGACCTTTGTTAGCTTCAAACGCTACTTCTTGTTTAGGTTCAACAGCATCATTAGGAAATTCAAATGTCTCTTGGTCTACAACAGTAGGTTTAGCAACGGCTTTTTTGAGTCTTCGTTTTGCCTGTTCTGCTTTAATGCTAGTTTGTTTAACTGTATTCTTGAGTCGCTTGACTTTCTTCTGTTCTTTATTAAGATTGGCTTCTCTTGTCTCTCTACGAGCATCAAGTTCTTCTTTCGTCCAAGCAAGTTTGTGTAATCTGGTAGCAGATAATTTCCTATTGGTTTCATTTTCTAGCCATCCTGCAACTTTTCTTACGGGTTGTCGATCTTCTCTAATCTTTACTATAGCCTCGTCTAATTTAGTTAGCACAGATGCAACAGGGTAATAAAAAGATCTATCTTGACCTTTCTTAGCAGCATCATACCCATAAGGCGTTATACCTACAGCAGGTATAGGTTTAGTCTTACTCCTCTTCTTCATCTTCATCTTTATTTAAAGGAGGTAATACAACTACGGCAGATGGTGCACCTTTATGTTCTATTTTCTCTGTACGAACTAGCCCTACTCTATCTAAAACTTCTTTAGACGCTGCTAGTCTTTCTCTATTTCCTAAAGCACTAGGATCATCAATAATACTAACCATAGATAACACCGCTTTGGGAGCATTCGCCGCCAATACATACTCTGCCCTTTCTATTATTTCATCCTTAAGCCGTTTAATTAATCGAGCAGGATACTCAGCTTTAGAATATCCCGCACTATCCATAGCGGCTCGAAAGTTACCCCCGGCATCATTAAATAATGCGTCGAGGAATAGACTTTCCTTTTCTGTTAAAGTGGTCCTCAATAGGATGCTCCCCTACTAGTAAAACCACCCTTTTTCATTCCATAAGTTTTCTTTGATGGTTTATACATACCACCCTTACCGAATGTTTTACGCTTAGGCATACCACCCTTGCGCAAATTTAGGTCATCTGCCTCGGATTGAAATGCTTCGTCCGTGGTATCAAAAATAAGACTATCTTTTGTTGATTGACGCACACCTTGGCTAAAATCATCCTCTCTATTCTTTGCTTTCTTAGATATAACTTTTTTAGATTTTCCAGCACTTTTGTCTATATCTGAAGGTTTAGCATTTCTTTTAGGTACGGGTTCTCCTGACCTAGATTTAGATGAAGAAGGACCGTCTTTAGTTGTAGCACTCATAGCCTCTTTATCTAAAACTTTTTTAGGCTTATCTTTTTTCTTACTATATCCTTCACTCATATCTTTACTCTGAGTAGGTTTCTCCATAGGTTCTTTTTTATCTGTAGATAAAGATGAGCCTACTCCTATTGATGTTGCTGCTGCTATAGTACCTAATCCAACCTTACGAGCAGCACCTTTAGCTAACATCTTTTCCCCCTCAGATTTAGTGACTTTTTTCATGCCCATATCTACATCGCCCTTTTTATTTTTAGATAGTGGACCTTTTTTATAAACTACAAAGGCATCTTCCATTTCTTTTTTATTTCCAGGAACTCCTCTACCTTTGCCTGTTTTCATCTTTTGTGTTTTTGCAGGATTAAAATACTTCTTTGCTGCTTTTACAAGATTAGGACCAAACTTTTTTACAGCAGCGGTTGCACCTTTTGCAACTATAACCGCTGATACTGCTTTCAATCCTACTACAGGAATAAGCATAGACAGTGCTACTTGAGATCCAGTAGTAGCTCCTTTACTCATAGTTTTTTTAGTAGCCGATTTATTTTTATTCGTTTTTGTTTTTACTTGATCTGGAACTGCCATGTTATTTTCCCTTTAATTTCCTAGTTACTCCACCGTAGCTCATACCGTAGGTTTTTTTAGGAGTTTTATACATACCACCTTTACCAAATGCTTTACGCTTAGGCATACCACCCTTTTGAAAATTCATTTCTTCTTCAGCTTCTAGTTCCTTTTGATTATCAAAACCACTAAATTTACTCATACCCTCATCGGTAGAGTCAGCAGTAATCTTACCGTATTTACGTTTACCTTGCCTAAGAATTTGATCCTTTACAGATTCTTTAGTCGTATTAAGTTGATTTTTTTGCCTTCTATCTTCACTTTTAGCTTTTGCTTTTTTAGTTTCCTTATCACCTAGTTGAGTATCTCTTTTCTGTTTGTCGCTAACTGTTTCAGAGGTAGTTTTATTACGAGGATTATCTTTAGGCTTGGGAGGAGTTTTACCACCACCAAATTCATCTACTGTTCCAGCCCTATTAATATATTCTTT